CCGAAACTACTACAGCAGCAGAGACAACAACAGCAGCAGAGACAACAACTGAAGCCGAAACTACTACAGCAGCAGAGACAACAACTGAAGCCGAAACTACTACAGCAGCAGAGACAACAACTGAAGCCGAAACTACTACAGCAGCAGAGACAACAGCAGCAGAGACAACAACAGCAGCAGAGACAACAACTGAAGCCGAAACTACTACTAAAAAGAACGCTAATGCTTCAGTAGACACTTCAATATATGAAAGCGTTGCTCAACGATTTAGAAAAGCATATAAAGGAAATAAATAATTAGTAATTGAAAATACAACAGGTGTAATTTATTACTAAATAATAATCTTAAAGACCTCAATTGAGGTCTTTTTGGTGTTTAGATAAATAATATATGCTTACACTAGAACAATATAAGTCTTGTAAAAAGATTACAGTAGTTTCAGTTATTGAAGATAGGGAATACTTTTTATGGCAACAAGAAGTGCAATCGTTATTCATGAAAGAAAATTACCCATATATCAATTTCGAAGTTGTAGTTTTACATGAGAGTGAAATACCTTCCGATTGGTCCAAACATTTATCAAGTATTTCAAATGTTTCATATTATAGATTAACTAAAAACATAACTGAGTCGTTTAAAGGTTATAAAGCTGCAAGAAAGCCATACGGATTATATTTAAGAACTTCTGATACTTCAAAGCCAAAGCTTGAAAATATATTAGCAATAGATTCAGATGTTCTCTTTAACAAGGATCTAAATTATAGTAAGCTAGTAGAAAATAGGGATTGGCATTTTTCAAACTGTGAAAGTTATCTTGGTTATAATTATCTAAGAAAACATTTAAGTGAAGATCAGATATTAGAAATCGCTAATATTGTAGGGATTGATGTCAAAATAATTAAAGAGAATACTTCAGCAGGCGGTGCGCAATATCTTTATAAAAATGCTAAGCCTGAATACTTTATGAAGTCAGCTACAGATAGCATTAAAGTACATGAAAAATTAAAAGAGTATCAAGCAGATGGGTCTAAAATACAAATACACTGCTCTGAAATGTGGACCCAGTTATGGAATGCATTAATGATTGAAAATGTAAAAGTAACAGACGACATGTCTTTTACTTGGGCACCCGATAAAATATCCGAATCACACAATTTTTATTTTACGCATTTTGCAGGAAATCCAGGTGAAGGCTCATTTGAGAAGGTTAAACATGCCAATCCATTTAAGACAATGAATTTATCAGAAATTAAAGTTACTGATAATAATGCTTATAAATGGGCAACCTTGATAGAAAAATATAAACCAACTTCCTACTCATACTTATATGTCAATACGCCGAACTAATTATATCAAACCTGAAAGAGTACAAAAAGAAGCCCCTTTAAACAAGAGGCTCAATAATGTACATCAGAAACCTGTAGATAAAAAAATGGGTGCGGTTTCTAATCCGGCTAGAATGACTATAGACGAGAAAAGGGCCAGAATTAAAGAGGTAAGAGAGAAGCAGGCTATTGCTGAACAGAGAAAGCAAACTCAAATTCAACAAAGGGTTAATCCTAGACGAGCAAGCTATAACTATGGTAGCATACCTAAAGTATGGAAAGACCAGACGGTTTATATAGTTGCAGGTGGCGCAAGCTTAAGTGATTTTGATTTCAATAGGCTAAATGGTAAGAACGTAATAGCAATCAATAAAGCCTTTAGATATGTTAAAGAGCCTGGTGCTATATACTGGACAGATAGTCGTTTTTATACATGGTACAAATCTGAAATAGATGAAATACATTGTATGAAATTCACCGGCAGCACTAACCCTAGGGATCTTGCGTCAGATGTTACTCTTTTAAGACCAGCAGGTGGAAAGACAATTGATTTAACATCACCAGATAGTCTATCAACCGGTAACAATTCAGGTTATGGTGCAATCAGTCTTGCTATAAAGCTAGGTGCTAAAAAGATATATTTACTGGGATATGATATGGGTCATACTGGAGGTAAATCACACTTTCATGATGGATATCCTGCAGGTAATAGCAGAGATCATATTTACAAAGGAATGATGAGATACTTTAATGACAATGCAGACATACTTAATCATGCTGCTGAAATCTATAACACAAATCCTAAAAGTAACCTAAAGGTGTTTAAGTTCTGTAATCTGTCTTCTATTTTTTAACACCTCTTTCAAAGACCTTGATATACTTCAGATAGTTCTTTTGTTGTTGCATAAGAATATCTCTACAATATTCTCTAAATCTTACACTTGACTCTAGGATTCTATCGTCAACTACTTCAGTTGGTTTACCATGTGATTCTATACATGTGTCACATAGAAAGTTACCTATTTCGAAATTACTCATTTCAGATTTAATTTCACATCTACATATACTACACTTCCAGTTAATTCTTTTTGAGTCTTCAATCAACTCATCATAACAGGTTATTCTATCAGTATAGTTGTTGTAATAGAGCTTTAGGTGATCTTTATGATGTGTTTCATACTCTAGAATTTTGAACAGAACCTGAACATACCTATCATCAGTTGCTGCATGTGGCCTGATAAGTGGGTTTTGTTCTAAAAATCTAACTTGATAAGGTTTAAGCTCTTTGAATCTTATGCCATATAAACCTCTGCTGTGACCTCTTGATCTTACAAATTTGACTGGCTTCATCTCATGTTTTTTAGACGATCCTTATACTTCTGCTTTGTATTTTGCCATTCAGACTTAAGCCCTCTTAATGCGGATTTTTCAGTTTCTCTCTGTACTCCGTCTTGGGCACCTTTGATATCATCTTGGAATGAATCCTTTTTCCTTTCGTACTCAAGTTTATCCTGCTTAAATTTGATATCATATTCGGCTGCCGCGGCCTTATTAGTATACTTCTGTACTCTTTTCATGGCTTTTTGTATTTGATCCTCAGTTGCATCAATTGCATCTTTCTCGTATAGAAAAGCCTCAAAGGTCTTTATGTATTTCATTGTCGACATCTTGGTTTATATATTGAAACTTAAACATCTTGCTGTTGTATAAGAATAAAGTGTAATTATGTCTATAACAAATATCTTATTAACTGAAAAGTACCGCCCAGCATTACTAGAAGATCTAATCATACCAAATAGGATTAGAACAAAGCTGAACGATGGCGTGTATCAACATATGCTATTTTTTGGCTCACCTGGTACTGGCAAAACCAGTGCTGCTAAAGCCTTATGTAATCAATTTGGTCTAGAGTATCGCTACATCAATGCATCTGATGAGACAAGCGTTGATGTAATCCGTGAAAAGATTACAAAGTTTTGCACTACCGCTTCTTTGACTTCACTTGAAGGTAAAATGAAAGTCGTGATACTTGATGAGATTGATGGTGTAAGTGACCAGTTTAATAAAGCGCTTAAAGCAACAATGGATTCGTTTTCAAAAAACACCAGATTCGTTGCAACAACCAATCACATCAATAAAATACCTGAAGCGGTTCTTAGCCGATTTGAGCAAATCAACTTTGACTTTACAAAGGAGGAAGAGACAGAACAGCTTAAGTTTTACATGAAACGGGTATATGAAATTGTAAAAAAGGAAGGTGCTGAAATTGAAAAGCCAGCTCTTCTGGAATTAGTAAAGCGTAAATTCCCAGATCTACGTAATACACTTACTGTTCTGCAAGGATATCTTGCTGAAGGTAAAACAACCATTACAATTGATGATGTAAAAAAATTCCATGGTGTTTTCAAAGACGTCTATGAATTGATATTCAACAACATCGACCCTGTTAAGAACTATCAATATCTTGCATCAGAGTATAGTAATAGAGTAGATGACGTATTGGCTGGTCTCGGCGGTGATTTTATTGAGTACATTCAAATGGAACATCCGACGGCAGCTAAGCATATACCGCAAATAGTAATAACAGTTGCTGAACATCAAGCACAACGTGTACATGTTATCGACCAAGTGGTTACAATGCTTTCATGTGTTTATACGATACAGGGTATTTTACATGCAAAATAATCTGCAAAGCTCTTTAGTATTAAAGATTTTTATGTTAGATTTACAAAATAACAAAACAATATGAGAAATCACAATCTAATCATAGATGGCAACTACTTTATTTACAGTAGATTGTTTGTACTACCAAGACAAAAAGTCCCAGCAGGCTTTGGCGAATCAGCTAACATAGATACAAGATTTATGTCTACTGAATCTGAAATGGCTATATTCATGCGCAAACTGGCCACAGATTTCGCATCTGAGTTACGTAAAGTCAAAAACATCACCGGCCGAATAATCTTCACACAAGACTCAAAGTCCTGGAGAAAAGACTTGTTTCCTGAATCTGAATACAAGGCTAACAGAGAGCAGGACAGTAAGATACACTCGGCAAATGTACATAAAGTAGTAGAAGAGTTCACCGGATATCTAAAAGAGAAAGGTGTAATTATACACAGGGTATCAGGTGCCGAAGGTGATGACCTAGTATATGCTTGGACTTGTGCACTTAATAGCAAAGGCGAGAATTGTATCATCTGGTCAGGCGATACAGATCTGATGCAATTGGTAAATTACAATAAGTCTACCGATTCATATACACTATGGTATGACAATACTAGATCTAGATTGGCTGTGTACCCTGGCTTCCAAAAATACCTTGACATCAAAGATGGAAGTAAAGAAAGCGAGTACGATGCTATTGATGATATATTTAGTGTAGATCATATTTTGCTTGTCAGCAACCAGGTTAAAGAAGAGTTCAAGATCTTCATAAGCTCAAACAGCCTTGAGACAAACGAAATATACTGCGATGATTATGTCTTCATGAAAATCCTGACAGGTGACAAATCAGATAATATCAAGTCCGTATACTCAGTAGAGAAGATTGGCAAGACTGGCAAACCTAGAACATCTAGAATTAACGATGAAAAGGCTAAGAACATCTTGAACACTTTCAAGAAAAGGCATGGTCGTTTCTCGTCAATGTATCTCTTTGAAGAGTCATTCAAGGAAGATATTGTAAAAATGATAGCTTCTGAAATGAAACTTACTGGCAGTGAAGGTCTTTTATCTAATCTGGAGTTAAATACAAATTTGATACTTCTGCACAGTGCAACAATACCAGAAACATTACAGACGATTATGTTCAATCATATCGACGAAATGTTAACTGATAATAAGTTAGATATGAGAAACTTGCTTTCAAAAGATAGTATATTACATGGTAGTAGCTACTTAAACCCTAGCTTCAAACAAAACACAGGTAATACAAGCAGTTTATTCTAATGGCTAAAAAAGAAAGACAGAAAAAGGAAAGAGTTAAAAAAGCAAAGCCATCTACCATTGGGTATGATGGCACGCTTTTTGGTTTTATAAAAATCTTCTTTACAGATTCTGAAACATATAGTAGTCTTAAGCAATACGATAAGGGCAAGAATAGATTTATGGTCAATAGATTTATGGCCATAAATTACCCAAACATGGCTAACAAGCTTAACAGAGTGGGTACAAACGCTGCAAACGTAGTTGACAGTTGGTATATGATTGCACAGAGATATACCCGGGTACCAGGATGGATATACACTAAACTAAACAAGCAAACAAAGGTTGATAACAAGGTTTACGATCCAGACCCAGAAGCTCTCAAATTCTATCTAAATAAATATCAAATAGGTCAACGGGATTTTAAGCTAGCTCTTAAATTTAATCCAGATGAGGTGATGAAAGAAATCGATTATATCGAAAAACAAATGAAGGCTAATGAGTGAAAAATTAAATTATCCGTATTTAGATTTTCCAAATGTTATAGACATAACTCTTTACAAGAACAATTATTACGATAACTTAATCGTAAATAAGATAAGAAAGGAAGCAGACTACGGTGATTTACCTGATCTTAAAGATTGCTACATTGTATGGGCCAAAGATTTCCAGGAGATATTGTATACTTCCTTTTCAAGCGAAATCGATAAGATAAGATCTTTACCTTCTACTGATTTACAAAAGAATGCGACCAGTCTATATTTCATGGACAAGATCTTTTCAACATTCGGCAACCTGAAATATGTTAAGGTCAATGTTTCCAGAGATGTTAACTACAGCAGAGTTAACAAGGCCGAAAAGGTACCAACGATATTCTTTAACTATAAAATAACAGCATCATGTATCGATCTTACCAAGATATATGATAACAGTACACTATTACAGGTCAATCAGTTATTTGTAGAAAATGGGTTATGTGCCCATGACAATATATTGGGATTCGACCACATCATAGAAATTAAAGCCCAGGAGTTTATTAAATTTCTAGAAGACAACGAAGATAATCCACTTACACCTTATCTGTTTGAGTTAATAGACCCAAAAACAGAGTCTGACAATCCTCTAATCATATTCATCACAGACTTCGATATTTAATCTTCAGATCTCGCCAATAAATATATAGCTAAAGAAGCAATTTAATGGCAGCACAAGATTATATAGTAGATAAATTAGATGAAACTCTAATTATAAAGCTTTCTGAACCCTATGAAAAGGTTGAGCAAGTTATGGGATATATTGATGAGGTCATTGGCGAGGATAGTGCCAATAAATTCGAAAGATATTTTAGATGGTGTCAAGACAATGTAAACTTCTCAGACTGGATATTACTTACAGATCTTAATCTTGCCAACCAGGTCATAGACCCATTAAAGCCCTTCTGGATTGAATACAAATATGTTGTAGTTGAATTAGAAACGGGCCATACAATGGAATTTATTTCCATTGCTCTGGAAATCGTATCAGACAATGGTGTAGTAAGACAAGTAAAGCAAGTAGGTGTAGATTGTTGTGAACCTGGTCAAATACCCAATGGTTGCCAAAATCTAATTGTTACTGACTGTTGCGATCCTGACGATCTCTTCAACCCTTATGCGATGCTGAACAACACAAAGAACATGTTCAGTCAACTTACAAATGTGGTTAATGATATATTCGGCCACTGTGTTAAGTATTACAAAGTAAGTTCAGATCCTAGAAGTAAAGACGTAATCTTAAACGAATATTCACTTTATGATGTAATAGCCCTTAAGGAGATTAAGATTCTGGTACCAGATAATGCATTCCCTCCTAACGAGTTCCAGTTTGGTGAATTTGGTATGGACTTCGAAAGTTTTGAAATTCATATAACAAGAGAAGAGTTTCAGAAAGCATTTGGTCCTAGAACAATGCCACAAGAGCGTGACTACATTTACTTTCCTTTAATTGACAGAATGTATGAAATCAATTCTGTTGCCCTAGCTGACCCAGTTGTATACAAAGAAATTTATTATAAAGCAACCCTTAGAAAATGGCAGGAAAGAGCCAACGTTGAAACACCTGTTGATATCCAACAGGATCTTGACGATCTAACGTTAAGTGTTGATGAGTTATTCGGTGAAGAGGTTAAAGATGAAACTTTAAAAATTACTAAGCCACAGCAGTACAGAACTATCGGTACTGGTGCAAATGACTATGTAAGAAGTGACCTTTCAAAGCAATTATCTATATCAGACTATAAGATTAACAACAACTGGGTTATAGTTTCAAAGAATCATTATGAGCTAAACAAACTTACACCTAATGAACTTGCTGTTAAGTATAGACAAAGAGCTAAATTCTTAAGTACTGAAGATAGAGCATTTACATTTTGGTTCCAGCCTGCGTTTCCTGCAGAAAGGGCCTACAGCATCTTATCCAGTATTTCAGAATCTGATGGTTCTGATGGTAATGCTATGTTGACTTTCTTTGATGAAAGAAAATATAGCATCGGAGATCTTATACAGATTACAGATGGTGGTGACTATAACGGTTTCCATAGAATACTACAGGCTCCTTCAGGTGGCACTCAATTTGTTATAGATACACCATTTACAGGCAATGTGCCAGGTGCAAAAGCCAGATCAGTTGTAAAAACATTCTTGATACATGGCTACGGTGGCCTATTTAGCGGCCTTTCGGTTGAAGTTACTAGAACATTTATTATAGTGTCAATCAATAATGTTGACTACTTCTTTACACACGGCGTTACATTTGATCCAGATAAGTGGTACCCACTTGTACTTAATTTATCAAACGCATTTAAGTCACTTTCAGTATATCTGTATGAGCTTGATAAGCAACTTAATTTCACGATGCCACAAAACGAAACTTCTGCACTTAAGTTATTGTATAATGATTTGATATTCCTGCCTTCTCAGGTTGGTATCGATTCTGAAGACTATTGGGCCCTATTAGCAGGACCTGTAAAACTAACAAACATTAGAATATTCAAACGTATAATAGAAGAAGAGGCCCACAATATAGTACTCAATCAGTATGTTGTACATGATACACAATACGCTGAATTAGTAGATAATGCTATACCTGAACTCCAACTTCTAAGATTACCAAACCCGAGATAAACATGAACGGAAAAAAGAATTATCGAAAACAAGCAAATGATATAAGATCTTCACTTGATGATATATTAAACGACTCAGACTCGTTAGATTTGCCTATCGATAACACAGAATTAACCCCTATTAGAAGACCTGACCCATTTGACTACACTAAAAAGAAGGGTGATGCTACTAATCAGGCTAAAAAGACTATCAGCACGCTACTCAAATTTTATCTCAGTGAAGAGATAATCAATAATGATGAGTATGTAAAAGCCAAAATGAAAATTGAAGAGATGACTTTAAGTAGTCTTATCTTTCAAATGGAAACGGCTGAACGTGCAATCACTACACTCCTCCAACAAATAGATGATGGCGATGTCTCCCCGCGTATGTTCGAAGTTCTGGGCACATTACAGAAGTCTATGCTTGATATCATTAAGAGCCAGACCATGTATATGATGGCTACTGAAGAAGGCGTTAAGAAACTGGCCAGAGACTATGATGTGTATTCAGAAAGAAAACAATTAAGATCAGGTGAGGAAAAAAAGATTGAAGGCCCTACAAATGTAAACAGAGGTACTAAAAATCTAATGATGCAGATACAGGAGGAGATGGAAGCAAACAAACAGGAAGAACAGGTTTTTGATAGCGAGCCTGTGAATGAAGATCCAGATGATGACTTTCCTGTAGAAAATTATGACGAACATGACGAATGATTTTATGATACCAATGGGCTCTAGCCCTGAGGAACCACAAGCAGATAAATCAATATGGTCAACGCTCGGAGTAGAGAAACTACTAAGAGCCATGGATGAAGGTTATAAAGTAAAGTCTACACCTTTCCATGAAGGTAATATAAATTATAGAAGAGGTAACATTGTATTTGAGTATACAGATGAGGAAATGCAGCACATTAAAAGATGTGCAACAGACATTCTTTATTTTGCTGAGAACTTTGCAACTGTAATGACCGATAAAGGTCTACAAAGAATCGAGCTTAGAGACTATCAGAAAGATATGCTTGTAAACTTTGTAAACAATCGTTTCAATGTATGTCTCGCTTCAAGGCAGATAGGTAAAACAATCTGCTCATCTATATTCATAGCCTGGTACGTTTTATTTAATTATGATAAGAACGCACTTATACTTTCGAATAAGGGAGCTACAACAAAAGAGATCATTGATAAAGTAAAAGCGATTCTCGAAAATCTTCCGTTCTTCTTAAAGCCAGGTATGCTTAAGAATGATGTAATGAATATGAAGTTCGATAACGGTTGCCGCATTGTAGGTCAATCTACAACAGGTAAAGCGGGTATCGGTTTTACTATTCACCTTCTATTCCTAGACGAGTTTGCTCACATTCACCACTCTTTCGTTGACAGCTTCTATGAAAACGTTTATCCTACGCTGTCTTCATCGAAAGTATCTAGGATTATTATTACCAGTACGCCTAACGGCTATAATAAATTCTTTGAAATCTATGATGCAGCAGATAAAAGACAAAACGAGTTTTCTTCTTTTAGGGTAGACTGGTGGCAAGTACCGGGTAGAGATGAGAAATGGAAAGTACAAGAGGTTAAAAACTTAGGTAGCGAAGAGGCGTTTAACCGCCAGTATGGTAACCAGTTCATGGCATCCAGTAATCTATTGCTTAACGGCGCATCAATTAAAAAGCTTAAGAAGTACGAGAAGAAATTCACATATAGAGAATTTGATGAATTTGAAAGAATTTCTCTGGATATGCAAAGGTTTACATTCTTTAATTCTGAATATGATGATGTGAGCTTTAAGGATAAATCTAAATACTGGGTGTTCTCCGTTGATATTGCCGAGGGCGTAGGCGGCGACTACACTGTTATCAATATCTGGGAAATTATACCTATGATAAAGAATGATTTTTCAAGAATCAATTCACCTAGTTCTATAAACGACTTTTTTGCCCTAAGGCAGGTCGGTCTTTTTAGAAGTAACGAGCATAGTGTTGAAGATATATCAAAAATACTTTATACTCTAGCTATTGATATTTTTGACCAGGAAAACGTTAAACTTGTAATAGAGTATAATACCTATGGTGCAACTGTTATCGCACACTTACAGACCATATTTCCACAAAGAAATGAGTTCGATGAGGAAATGATTGTTAAGTTTAAACATCGCCACGATGCAGCTACTACTAAGTACGGTCTTAGAATAAAAAAGGATAACAAGACACTTCTTTGTCAAAATCTTAAAAAGCTTATTGAACAGAATCGTTTGTTTGTAAGCGACACTGAAACGGTAAAAGAGTTATCAACATTTGGTAGAACTCCAAGTGGCTCATATATAGGACAAATGGGCCATGACGATCACGTAATGACTTGTGTATCAGTTACAGAATTTTTTGCTACTCTAGACTATTCAGACTTTATTGAAGAAATCTTAGACGACATTGATAGCGAATTATATGACGCAATGGAGGTAGAATTACAGAAGAGTAATAAAGAAGGAGACGGTAACATGTTTTATGATATTTACGACCTGCTTGGCTGATATATAATCCAAATAAAAATAACGTATATAAAAAATGGCATTGTCACCAGAATTAACACAGTTTAAGTCTAGCGGCGTTTACAGACTTGAATACGACAAAAGTCAAATAGCTAGCGTTCCAGCGGATACGATCCGTCTTGTAGTAGGCTTTTCGAAAGAAGGTCCATTCAATTCGCCTGTATTCGTTTCTGACACACAATTTTTCCAAAATACATTTGGACCAATTGATAGAACGTTAGAAAGAAAAGGTTCATACTTCCATAGAACTTGTCTTCAAGCTCTTGAAAGAGGACCTATTTTGGCTCTTAACCTTTTAAGATTGAATAACGATCTTGAAAGTCCAGATGTAGACCTAGACGATTATCAAGTATTTTCAACTTCTGCTACGTCAGTTAACCCTGCTGAAGACTCAGCTCTTTACTCAGGTTTCTTTAACACTGACAGATTCTTCTTCCCAGAAGATGTTGCATTCTTAGAAAACATCGGCGCTCTTAACACCGGTATTATCCAAATGGTTAACGTTAGACAAAATCCTATTACAGTATTTGTCCGTAAAGCACAGGATGTAAATCAATTTAACGTTCTTGCAAAAGAGTGGTTTGGTGCTGGTGAAGTACCAGCATTCATGAGCGAATTTGACTATATCAGCGATTACATGGTTGATGTATTTGTAGTAAACGGAGATTGGTCAAACTATCCACAGCTTTCAGTTGACCCAATTTACGGTCCATACTTCCATGCTACTAAAGGTTTGATTAAATCAACATACGAACTATTCTTGGATCTTCCAAGCGTTGACGTAGTAGCAAAATACACAGGATGTCTTATCCCTGACTTTATCGATCTAAATGGTAATAACCTTTTCATTTCGGATTTGATTAACTTTGATACAGCTCAGACTGGTCTTCTTTGTGCAATCAACAAAGCACCATTTGATGGTGACACTATCATTAGCGGTACAGCGGATGGTATTGACTTAGTTGGTCACAACATTGAAAACAAATTAAACACAGATCCAACTTTCACTAGTCTTAGATTCTTATCTTACGACAGAGCAGTTAGAGATGATTTCCCTTACACCTTAACAGAAACGCCTGAAATCGGTATAGATCTTAATACCACTACAGATATTGCATTTTATCTGGTTTCAGCAGGTGCAGGATCTGCATCTTTGACTCCGCCTTCTGTTGGCTCAGGTGATCTTCCAACTGCGTTTGGTGCAAATGAAGCTAACGTTGTAATTAGAATCAATTCAGACCATCCGCAATACGATACACTCATCAAAGATAAATTGAGTTCTAACGTTGCAGGTCAAGGTCAAAACCAAAGAGTTGCAGGTTCTTATGTACTTGTAGACGATGGTTTAGCTTACAGCTGGGCACCAGTTGTTTCATTAACAGAAGCCGCAGGTTTCCTTTACATTGGAGTAAGTATTGAAGTAGCTTCTTACACTATCAGCGTTGAAGCTCCAACTTCAGTAGGTAACCAAATCTTCATTATTTATGGAGCAAGCGGTTCAGACTGGGATTCAACAGGTACAGACTTCTTTAAATTTGAAGTAGGTACAGATACTTATGACGATTGGGACACCGGCGTAATCACTTCAGGTGATATTGCAATTGATGCGAGTAACGACACCTATTTCCTTGACATGGACTGGGCTTTACAACCAGATACATTTTCTGATGACGCTTCAGGTGTAACAGGCGGTCAAACAAGTGTACTTGCTGCAGCATCTGCAACATACTATAATATTCCAGTTGTTGAAATCACAGGTTTTAACGATGCAGAATACACTACACAATTAGCACTACCTGACTTTGGTAGCTATGAAGATAGCGCTGGAGCTACAGTATCTGGTGCATTTGTTGTACAGTCATTAACCGGTACTCTTAATCAATCATTTGAAGTAGTTCCTGTAGTAGGTTTACCTTCAAACGAAGTTAAAATCGATTTTCTTACTAATACAGGTGAAATTAAAGTAGGAGACTATCTTGTAGCAACAGAACTTGGCCCAAATGGTGAATCAAGACTTACAAAAATCAATAAGATAGTAAGAGAAGGTATTTCACCTAACCAACTACTTCACATCTACTGCGACCAGGATATTAAATTGTATCAGAATGACACACAGATCAAGAGATACAAGAATATCGAGGAAGTAACAGACGCATATAAGCTTTTCACGCTTAATGGCTTTACTTTAAATCCTGCGTACCACATTCCAAATGGTTCACAAGATAGAGTAGATGAGATTTATGCTGATACTTTAACTGATGATAAGAATCTTTTCCAAGCTCTTATCGATAAAGATATCATCTCTTATCGCTACATTGTAGATACATTTGGTCTTGGTATTCAACCGCAGTCTAAGTATCAACTAGCGTATCTTGCTAAAAGAAGACAAAATGCTCTTGCTATCTTAAATGCACCTTCGCTTAAGGATTTCAAAGAGTCACAGGATCCTAAATTCACAGTTAACGGTTCTGTAGAGTCTAGATTGATTTCTACCGGCGGTGATCTATTGTTGAATCCAACATTCACATACGGATTGCCATCTATAGCAAACGGTTCAAACTACTCAGCTTACTATATTCCATATCTAGTAATAAGAGATAGAGGTAAGAACATTACAGTTCCTCCAGCAGGTGTTGTATCTAACAACTTTATTGACAAATATACAAACGCTCTTCCTTGGTCTATCGTTGCAGGTCCTAGAAGAGGTATACTAAGCGGTAAAGGTCTTATCGGTCTAGAAACAAACTTTGCAAAAGCTGACAGAGATTACTTGGAGCCATTCGGTCTTAACCCAATCATCTTCCAAAGAGGCGTTGGTATCGAGATTCACGGTAACAAGACTGGTCAGCAAAATATCAAGTCTGCACTTTCTAGTGTACACGTAAGAGAAGTATTGATTTACGTACAAGACGGTATTGCTAACATCTTGAAGAATTACTTGTTTGAATTTAACACAGCTCAAACTCGTCTAGAAATCAAGACACTCGCAGATAACTTCATGGCTGGCGTAAAGCGCGACAACGGTGTATACGACTTCAAGAACGTAATGGACTTGACTAACAACACAGCAGATGTAATCGACAACAATATGGGTATTCTAGATACTTATGTTGAACCAGTAAGAGGTCTTGAAATACTTGTTCACAGAACTACAATTCTTAGAACAGGTGCAATTGCATCAGGATCATTCTCATAAACATTAAAAAAGCCCGGTGAAAACCGGGCTTTTCTAAAAAATTAGAAAAACCAATATATACCAAAAATAATCTTAATTAAAAATGGCAGGTTTACCACATTATAATAATTCTAAAGCCGCTACACAATTATTCGAACCAATACAGGGTAATTTGTTTGAAGTGACAATTCTTCCTCCGGGAATTGACGGTACTCTTCTTCTTGAGCACGTTAACACTGTAACCGGCATTGGAGGTGTCAACCCAGCGTATGACGCAGTTGTACAGAAATATAAGTTCGCAGAAAGAAGCTACGCTGGTATGCCAGGAAAAACTAGTATCGACGTAACAATTCAGTTCTCTTTGAACTTAAATGACTCTAACCAGAACTACATTTACAAAACACTTAGAGACTGGTACAAGAAGATCTATGACCCTGCTACAGGTGCCATGGGTATTAAGAAAGATTACGTTGGTACATTGATTATTGTGATGTACGACCGCCAAGGTAATATCCACAGAAAGCTTACACTGCTTGATGCATTCCCAACAGGAGGTGTTAATTTCGCAGATGGTTTAGATTATGGTGCACAAGATCCTATCACACTTGACATGGTTTACAGATGTGATAACTGGACTGAAGAGAACAACTAATTTTTTAATTCATACACTGAAAAGCCGGAAGAAATTCCGGCTTTTTTATTTTACAGTCTATATATACTATGATAGTATAATACTATGATAGTATAAATAAGTCAAACCCTAAAATGGCACGCGATGAAAGTAATCTTACAGAACGTATACAAGTCCTTCTATCTAAGGAAGATCTTAACAGATTACACACGATCATATACCAGGAAGCCATGTCTGAAGGTAAAAAACCTGAAACGATTTCAGCTTACCTGCGTATAACAATCAAGAATTTAATTGAAAATAAAACAACATCATATGAGTGAAAATCAGAATCCTAATGAAGAAGAAATGAAAAGAATCGCTGAAGAGCAAGAAAAAGAATTGCCTATCAGTGATCCGTATCTTGAAAATGCAAAGAGGTTAAAAGAGTCGGCTAAGAAAGATGGTTTAGGTAAAGTTGATACCAAACGAGGCAAAGGCGGCGCAATCGATCCTAACGAGTTAAATTCAGACATGGTTCTTGGTTATCATCCTTTGCACGCTGAAGATCTACCTTCACGTGGTTTATTTTATCCAAGTGATGTTGAAATTCAAATCAGACCCGCTAAAGTTGCGGAGATCAGACATTTCTCTACACTTCAGGAAAGAGATCTTTTTGATGTTGACGATAAATTAAATCATATCGTTCAGAACTGTATAAAGATTCGTACTAAAACCAGAATCATGAGCTGGAAAGATATTCTAGAAGAAGACCGTATATATGTTCTTTTAGCAATTAGAGCACTCACGTTCAGTAAAGGCGAAAACAAATTACAAGTCAAAAAGAACTGCCCAGATTGTAACACGGAGAACACTATAGAAATTGCTAACCAGAATCTACAGTTCAATACAATTCCAGATGACCTGTTAAAGTACTATGATGAGTACAACAGAGTTCTTTCTATACAGACAAAATCCTGTGGTACAATCTATCTTAAGCCACCTGCTATCGGTGTAATGCAGACTGTAACTAAATACATTCGTGAAAAAGAAAGACAAGGTGAAAACTGGGATAAATCATATATCCAGATTTTACCATACATTCAACACGAATGGAGAGGTTTTACAGAAAAGGAAATATTCCAAGGTGAAGTTGATTTCCAAGGATGGGATGATACTAAGTACACACTTCACTATAGATTAGCCGAACAAATCAAGGTAGGTGTTAAACCAGATGTATCTTGCGCTTGTAAAGCTTGCGGGACGGAGGTGACCGCTGCTATTAACTTTCGCGGCGGAATCAAAGATCTTTTCGTTGTTTCAGATATCTCTGGAGAACTTCTTTAAGGTTAAGTTTTACCTATACCACTATCTCAGAATACAGCCAAGTGAAATTGAAGCTTGGCCGTATTATGAGCTTGAGTATACGATAGAAAACTTAAAAGACTTCTTAGAAAAGAAGAAGAAGGGTGAAGACGAACAAAACGATAAGTATAGTAAGACTTCTACTTCTAACGATATGAGGCGTCAACAACAGGCAATGAGTAGTTCAATAAATACACCAAAGATGCCTAGTACTCCCTCGTACAAAATGCCGAGTCCTAGCTTCAATATGCCCAAAAAATTCTAGTGATGGATGGCGTTTAGCATATTTAAGAACCCGTTTGAATCTCTGTCTGCAGAGGCTCAATCGTCTATGGTTAAAAGTCTTGAAGATATTAAAGATTACTTTTTTAAAGGTAATACTATAGTTGACGCTATCAATGGGCTTTCTACTTTACTTACAAAAAACATACAAGCACAGGATAAGTTAACACAAATCCTCCTTAAACGTCAGGAAAAGCAAATGACGGATAAGGATCAAAAGGAAATGATTAACACCATGAAGCTTTTCGGTCCTGCCATGGAGCGAATTGTCGGTGCTATTAAAGATTATTCAAAAGTACCTGAGGATGCTGTCGATAAATTTATACTTGCTATTGAAAAAATAGCAAAAGCATTTGAGAGCGCTAAAGATTCAATGAAAACAATACAAGAGGCAGCCAAGGGTTTAATGTTTATGGCTCTTGCAATTGTCTTATTTGGTTTAGCACTTCTCATCGCAGGACCTATATACATAATGGCATTGCCGGGTATGATAGTGGTGCTGGGTGTTGTTTTTGGAACTCTTTACTTATTCACGAAAATACTTCCTAAAGATAGTCAGAATATATTAAACGGAGCAAAAGCCCTGTTGTATATGGCTGCAGCGATTCTTGTGTTCGGTCTTGCTTTATACTTGGCCGGATTTGTATATGCTCAATTATGGAAAGGTATGATAGGTATAATACCTATACTTATGACAATCGGCGCTCTCATATTTATAATGCGATTTATGTCAGGCTTTGATAAAACAATCAAAGAAGGTGCAATGGCCTTGTTAATAATGGCCGGTGTTATAGGTCTTGTAGGTCTGATATTATTTTTAGCAGGTCTTGTGTACGGTGAACTATGGAAAGGATTTGTAGGTATGATAGCAATATTACTTACAGTAGGCGCACTTGTTGTTATAATGTCTCTCTTAGATATGATGAGCGATACAATCATGGATGGAGTTAAAGCTCTGTTATTTATGGTTTATGTTATAGGTATCACCGGTCTAATACTGTTTTTAGCCAGTTTTATATATGCTGAACTATGGAAAGGATTTGTAGGTATGATAGCAATACTTCTTACAATAGGCGCGTTAATAGGTCTTATGTTCCTTATCGATATGCTGAGTGATACAATCATGGATGGAGTTAGAGCCCTAGGATTTATGGTTCTTATTCTTTTCTTGACAGGTGTTGTTTTATATTTAGCTAGCATAATATACAAAGAATTATGGGAAGGCACAATTGGTGTAATGGCTATACTCTTAGTTATAGGAGCTCTTGTAGGTTTAATGTTTTTAATTGATATGATGTCGGATAGCATCTATGACGGTGCGCTTGCTCTTCTAGCAATGGTAGTAGCATTTGGTCTTACTGCTCTCGTTTTATATCTGATAAGTGATTATGCAGATGAAATGATGGCAGGCTTAGGAGCATCATGGCCTATACTTATTTTGATTGTTGCACTTGTAGGAATAATGTTCCTATTAGACAAGCTGAAAACTAATATAATTATGGGAGCCCTATCTCTAGGCGTAATGGCAGTAGCTGTTTTAGTTTTAGCAGGAGCTCTTTATGTATTAAAAGCAGTAGAATGGACTTCTGCTGATAGTTTATCGCTTTCAGTTTTACTATTAGTTCTAGCCCTGGTTGGTACAGTATTAGGTGCTTTAATGCAAGCTGGTCTTTTACCTCTTTTAGGTGCTGCAGCACTTGCAGCAATAGGTTTAGCAATTTTACCTCTAGCATTCGGACTTAAAATTTATAAAGAGTCTGGTTGGACAGATGCTGACACAGGAACTTTAAGCCTATTAGTAACTTCATTAGGTTTAATTGCAACAGTACTGGGTAATCCATTTACAAACTTCATGACCCTATTAGGAGCGGCTGCAATGGTTGTAATAGGTGCAGCAATGGTTGATATTACAACAGGATTAAAAACATTTAAAGAGTCAGGATGGAAAGATTCAGATAACGAATCTTTTGTAAACGCAATGGCTTCTGTTGTTAAAGGTTTTGCTATAATGTGGGATAAGGGTATACAAGCCGCATATGGTTTACAACCATTTGACTCGCTTGATGTATATTTCGGAGTTAAGGCTCTTAGTGGAGTTGGTAATATAATGACCAGTATGGCAAGAGGCCTTAAAGACTTTGCTTCAATGCAATTCGTAGAATTTGAAGTAGTTAAAGATAAAGATGGTAATGCTGTAGTTCAACCTAAAGCTGTATATAAATTAACTAACTCTGATATTGAAAACGCAGCCAAGAATTTTGCTTTTGTCATCAATACAATATTGAATCCTATTAAAGAAGTAGGAAAAGCAGAAATGGAAGCTTCAAGTTGGTTTTCAGGTGGAGCTATTTCTACAGGTATTAAAGCTCTTACAGGAGTAGGTAATATCATGACAGATATGGCTAAAGGTATACAAAGCTTTGCCGATCTTAAGTTTACAACATATAAAGTCGTTGATGGTGGAACTGCAAATGCTAAAATAGTTCCTGAATCTATAGTACAATTAACAGATGCGCATTTTAAAGCAGCAGGTGACGGTTTTGGGAAAATAGTAAGTGCTATACTTGATCCTATCAAAAATGTAGGTAAGGCGGAAATGGAATCTTCAAGCTGGTTCAGTGATGGTGCTATCAAAAATGGTATAGCAGCACTGACAGGTATCGGTAACATCATGACTGAAGTTGCTAAAGGTGTACAAAGTTTTGCCAATCTGGAATTTACAAC